AATCCGCCGTACATGAAGTTCGTGAACTTCGCGAAAGACGAGAACCTGTTGAACAGTGGTGCTGAACCTGATGAGAGAAGTGTCGCGAATGTAAGGCGCTTTCTGCTGCTCTCAAGCCAAGTGTAATCTGTGTTATCAAGCTTCGCATTTCTTATGTACGCAGCCTCGCGCATATGAGCGTTGACAGAACTCGTAAGATCGCTGAAAGACGTGTTGTAAAGTGCGACCTTTGACAACGAGAACTTGTTGTTATGCATGTCGTCAGCACTTGATCCTGTCATCAATGCATCAAGCTTCTCAATTCCTGTGAACTTAGTGAGAGATTGTAGAAGTGTATTCTTCTCGCCCACCACGTTTGCATTCAGGACTGCTGTTGAGGACGGATCAGAAGCTGTACTGTTCCTCTCGAACTTAACACCCCAATAGTACGCAAGGTTGGCTTGTTCGGAAGGACCGGGCTCACCAATGAATGCTACGGAACTAGTAAGCTCTCCTCGAGTAACCTTGAATCTGTAAGGAACTGGGGGCAAGAAAGAACTTGACAGGAACGATTTATCGTCAGTTCCGTTTATGAGTTTGCCTCCCAAGCGTGAGTTTGCAGACGACAGAGGATCAGCTGCTTTTAGAAGCGGGTTAACCTTGAGAACCTCTGGGCCCCTGAATCCGAAGGGCAACGCGTTGGGAGGAACATTGCCATTTTCAACGGCATCGTTCATGACGACTCTAACGTATTTCGACCTGTTCTCATAATTTCCTGTTGCTACTAGACGCTTCTCTGAGGGATTTAGAGCATCAAAATTATAGAACAGCTTGCGATTACCGATCAATCTTGCAATATAATTCTCTGAACGAGGATCAAGAGAACAGTTAGAGAACTGCTCTATTACGGCAGGACTTGTGTCGGTATCGTTCCAGTCTCTTATTTGCACATTGAACGTGCCATATTTGTTAGCATCGTTAGTTGACGCTTTGATATTAGAGATTGAGATCTTGTACAAGCTATTGGCATATTCACCGTCATCGATAGCTTCAAATTTGAAGAGATCGTATTCGGTTGTGCCGTAAGGCTGAGAGATGAAGTATGAAGTCTGAGGCGAAGTAAACCTCGTATCGTATGAACCGAACACCTTGAGGAATGATTTGGAAGAATCGCCGTCTGTCGAAACGTTCGTCGAGCCAGACAGAATGCCTATTTCACACTGGTACGAGTCTGTTAGTGAAGAGCTAACGTATGCTACGTTAACATCAACAGCATAATCTGCATGCAAGTAATGTTGCTCCTGATAGAACTTATCAGGATCTGTATTCAGTATTTTACCAAAGTAGTCTTTGCTGGATGGGTCGAACGAAGCAGTCAAGACCCTTATTCCTGGTTTTCCGTCGGTCGTGAAGAACGACGCACCGAGCGAAGAAGATATGACAAGTTTAAACTTGTCATCTGCGCCTAAAGACGTGTAATCACGTATAGTCGTAGTGACGGAAGGAATAGATGCTGTAGTGTGGAGAACCATGACTCTAGAACCGCTTGGCGTCATGATTAAACCGCGCACCAAATTAACACTGTCTGCAGAAGCACCAACTGTATCGTTGTCCTCGAACATTGGCATGCCGATGACGCCGTTTGTCGTCTTTATGTGTTTCGCGACAAGAAGCTGAACAATTCCTGTCTTGCGCGAGTCTCCGGGAAGAGCGTCGGACGTTGTGCCTGTCAAAACGAAGCCTGCGTTCTTCACGACGCCGTAGTTGAGCGTGGCGTCGTAGTCCGCCTGCGACGAGTTTGCGCCTGCGCCGAGAACCCTCATGTAGGTCAAAGCGGTACGATACTTCAGGAACTCGTTCACGGCGTAAGGACCGAACTGCTTCGTGTCGAGACTGCCGAACATCTGCGTAAACTCGCTGAAATTGGCAACAGTCACGGGCACAAAGGCTGGTCCCTTGTTGGACGTGCCTATCACTGCAGCGGGGACGCCCACCGGGCCAGATATGGTCGGAGCGGAAAGGTCGATCTCGCGCTCATAGAAGTTGGGCGACTTAAATGTCTGCTCAGGCATTATACAATCTCCTTGGAACTGTGATTCTCACAATAACTATCACCAACAAGCGCAGGAATCAATGCATTATGCTAGATTTTGGTATCGCTATCGATCAGAACGATCTCTAACCCTCCCAGAGAAGCTCCTGAAAATACGGTCTCTCCCTTTGAAGTCGTACTGACGACTTTCACAGAAAATCCTCTGGGCAGAGGAGACTTTTGCCCGGGAGGGCGATCTCCGGGCAGAATATAGCCTTCTGCTGCAGGATCGCCTGACACGTAGCCGTCAGAATTTCTGGTCATGACTGGGTAGATCCTCCTGGGATTTGGACCGAGATCTCTTTGGTCGGACAAGGCATTCTCCTGATTTGCAAGCGGAAGAGTTGGATCATCTGATCCAAGCTCGTAATTTGATTCCTGTCTCATGGAACTAATCTCCGCAGGATCATAAGATGAAGTCTCAAAGACAATAGTCGGAGACGAGACGTACCTCTTGATGGGTATGGGGGCTCCCGGGCTTTTAGTCGCAAAGAAATATGCAGGAACAGACACCACGAATGTGTGCTTGATATACCTCTCGACAGTCGACATGTCCTCGAAGCTCGTCTCTAGTTGAAGGCTGCCGTCTTCGATCTTGCCCACAAACCAATAGCCCTTTGGCGTCGTAAGCTTCCAGCTTTGTCCCTGAGGAAGAAGAGAACTGAATATCTTCTCTATGATCTGATTGGCATGCTGTGTATACTGCGTCCAGACAGTCACCTGATATTTGACAGTATAGAACTGAGGAGTCGGTACGACTATCGTCTCCCATATGTTGTTCTTCCTGTTCTGCTTGAGGAGGGCACCATCTCGGACGTCTTTCGTTTCACCAAGGTCGCCTACTTTCCTGGTGGTCGTAACTTGATTCTCGACTTGAGGATCCGTAGGCCTCACGGCGAGGTTCTGCTGATTCAATAAAAAAAGTTTGTTAATGAGCGTCTGATAGTTCCTATCTTTTTTATCAAGCCTTCTCTTGATGACAATCTCACCAACCTGTTGATTGATTCCTCGACCAGTGACGTCATCTGCAGAGGCTTGAGTCATCTCGGACCTCATGACAGTGATGAGAGGAAGAATGAGCGTGTTGTTCCTGTCGCGCAAAGGCTGACCGTTCTTGAGCATGGCCCATTTTTCGCCGGCCGCGAACACAACAGGCACTTTCTGTATCGGAGAAGAGTTGATGCCTCCGTACTCAGCAACTATCTCTTTGTCGAAGAGGTTGAAGACTGCGACGTCGACGTCCTCGACTCCGCAAGAAGGAATATTGAAATCAACTGGGCCAGCCGATCTCTCATATCCAGAGGGCAAAGGACCAACACCGTTTATCGATCTAGCTGTGGGTTTGAATCTTGTCGGCATGTGCGAATCCCTTCTCACTCGTCATAGAAAGCAGACCCAACGTTGCTGGGATCACCCTTTTCAGAAACTTCCTTAGGTCCCGTAAGCGGCTTATCGAGTACTCCACTTTGAACAAGATCGCGTTTGTCACCCGTGGGCTCTCCGTTGGCATCAAGTGCCTCGCCCCGCTGTTGGACAAAAATCTCCTGTACAGCTCCGTTCTCGGGGCGTGAAATATCCGTGGGTCCGAGGAGAGGTGCATCGAATAGGTTCTGACGTGACTTTATGCCAACAAGCCTGACGCCGTCCTTGTGCTCCGGCATGCCGTAAATGTTACGCATGAACACCCTCTCAGTGATCTCATAGAAGACGTCAGAGAAAGAGAAGAAGTCTCCAATGCCGACGTTTATTCCCTTGTCGACGAGGTCCCTGTGCTGTAGGAATACTTCCACTTTAAATTGAGCGTCAATGCCGAATTTGTCTATCTTCGTGTCCGTTTGAAAATTATTATCCACAAAACAGTCGAGTTCTATTGGATTGTCATAGACCTTTTTCAACGCCTCGTTGTAGACTCCGTGCGTCTTGGTCTTTAACTCGGAGATCGGGTAGTAGTAAATTTTTTGACCCACTACGTCCTTGATTATCTCCTTCGTGATGTCAGAGATGAAGTTGAGTTCTCTAGGTGTTATGAAGAGCCTCGCCATAGCCTACTCCTAGCCCAAAGTAATAGCGTGACCCTTGGGCATGGGCACGAATCGCAACTGTTTGTTGAGAGACTCGGCAGCAAGAGAGTCGGCCTCAAGGAGCTTCTGATGGGTCAACTGTCCCAAGAACTCTTTCATCTGCGTCTGAAGTTTGTCTTTCTCTTCTTTGGCAGCGCTGACGAGAGATTCCCCGTTGAGTTGCAAGTCTGCGTTTGGAATGGGGATGCTCTGGAATTTCGACCTAATAAGACCCAGGAGCTCTTTGCAGAGAGCCAATGTGTAAAGTCTAATCCATTGACGTCCGGGCTGATTGATGGTAACGAACGGCAGGTTATCCAGAGGCATATTCTGCGGTCCGCTGATGCCGTTTATGGTTTGATCGCCGTATGCAGAGGGATTGGTAGGATCTTGAGGAGGAAGCACCCTACAGAAGAGTTTACTCACCTGTAGATCGGTGATGGGAATTGGATAGATCCTCAGCTTGCTTCCCATTATCTCGTAAGAATAATGGGACCTCCTCACTCTAAAGGCCGATTCAAGCATGCCTCTCCTTAGGACGTCCTCGAAGATGGGAAGTACGTAGAAAATTGTGGAATTTACGTAGGACTCGTAGTTGAAGTTTGTGGCGAGGAAGTTGGTGATGTTGGACGCGTTCAGGAGGAAGTGTTGCGCAGCGAGTGGCTCGAAGTGGAACAGCTCCACGACTCTCATCTTGCCTTTCTGCGCGAGGCTGTTGTACACGTTGGAACCAGATGTAAAGTCTTTCAGGTCTGCGTATATGTCGTAATCCTGTTGACCTGCGACGATGTCAATGTATCCGAAGATTGGGTTGGCATTTCCGCCAACAAATGCGTTGGTGGCATAAGGTTCCGCCATTCGTAGAAGATATTCTAGCGACCTCTGAGAATACTTGTTGGTAAGGTTGGTGGATCCCGTTGGGAGACCGAGGACATTCGTCAGCTCAGAGACGATCTTTGTCTCGTGAATGAGACGCGAATATTCACAAGCCGCCTCCTCAAAGCAAGCCCAGATTTCCTTCTTCGTAAGTTCGACGGAGAGGACGTCATCGCCCAGCTTTCGCTTAACGAATGTGACTATCGCATCGGCCTCTGTTTGAAATGATGCGTCTGAGTCAAAGAAACCAAACGGGGTCGGACTAATTGTCGTTGCGAACGTAGACATGTGCTAACACCTACTCCGACGAATAAGTAGGTGTTTCGTTGATAAACGTTGTCAGGCACCTCGGGCTTTTATTGCTCTCTCCTGGCGTTCGGCGCCATCTCTAGAAGAGTGTGTTCCGAGACGTCTACGTTTGCCCGTCTTCTTGTCCTTATTCTTCGTATAGAGGCACCAATCGTCACCGCATTTTCGAATAATCTCGAAAATATATTGCCTTAGAAGAATTTCGTTCATTTACCTAGCTTACTTCTGAGTATCTCGCGAGCCTTCCTGAGTGCCTCAGGATCTGCGTCTTGACCGCTCTGAGCCGCTGACTTCTTCAAGTATGTTTCTCTCAGCGTGTTTATTGTAGAAGAAGCAGGTGAAGGTTTCTTGACTGGTTCTGCTGACTTTGTTTCGACTTTCTGATCGAACTTAATGGGTGAAGGCTGAGGCTGAGGTTGTGTGCGCGTAACAACAACAGGTACCGCCGAAACTCTAATGTCTGGCTTTGTTTGAGCTTGTGTGATCTTGACAGACTCGGCGAACACCTGCATTGTCTTCTTAAAGTGCATCTGAAACTCTACGGGTATGAAATATCTGTTGTCGATCAATACTTCTACGCGCGCAGGATAAGTTCCTTCTTGGAGCTTATTTTTCATTTGAGGAACAACGAACTGAACAATGCCGTCCTCTGACGTCCCGCGTCCAGCGAACATATATGACATGTCTCCGTTCTCGCAGACTAATCTAACTTTGACGGGCGAATCTGCACCTTCAACTTTTAGCTTGAATGCTAATTCGTTGATTTCTTCCGAATCAAGAGTAATAACTTCTGATAGCTGTTCCATCGTCATCTAAGTATCATTTATTTGATACGAGCAATTGTAATTTTGACATTTTCCCAAAATTTTACGACCTTCTTAGAAAACTCACCAGACATCTTGACGCTAATTTTCTTGCTTGGACCAATAACAACCGAAGTCGATCCTTGAATTAAGCTCTTGGGTTTTTCGGAATTGACGCTAACGATCTTTGCCCAGACCATGACGGTCTGTACGTTCTTCTTGACATATTCAGCGCCGTCGCCCGCTTTTCTTTTTATAAATTCGATGAACTTCCTGTAACCGCCTCCACCAGATGTGACGAGCCCCGCTCGTCCGGTACCGCGAGGTGCACCCATTCCTCGTGTAACTGCTCTATTTATTACACGAGGATTCGGTACAGAGGGATCAGGAATCAAAGCCATCAAATGACCTTACGTCTATCAAACACAGCATCCATCGTGGGATTACCAAGATCATCGAATAGATTGAATCGCATCAACTCTGTAACATTGTCATCCTTGTAAAATATCATTTGATTTTGGTCTATCTTCCATCTTCCGGCTGTCAGATGGTAGATGTCTTCAATTCTATCTGTAAGATTGTCTAGTTTCGCGTCAATGGATCCTGTCAAAGAATTCCCAAGATCATTAACTTTAAGATCAATATCGATTAGCTTGTCGTAGATCGCGTCAGGCAAATTTTCTTCTGTGTTGTGTTGCTCTGATGCATAGTAAGTTTCTGAGAAAAAGGTTCCTGTATCCCAGAGTATTTGCCCTCTAAAATTATCTGGGAAATCAATGAATGCAGAATAGATTCCTGGCGCTGTCTGGTACACTCCCGTGGTTGTTCTTTCAATTGAAATTGAACCGTCGTACTTAATCAATTGATAACCTACGCCCGTAGAACCCGTAGCATTGGACTTTGTTTTTCCGAAGTTGGCTAGTCTGAGCTGCTGTAAAGTCGAAGCCATAATTTCCTCAATACGGATACGTCGCTGTCAAATTACTGCCTGATGCAGGTGATGTTCCAAGAATCACAGTTTTATCAGAAAGCAAAAAGTCGTAATCGATTCCCTGAATTTGTAGAACACCGTTGACGTAGAACATCAGGGCATTAATCGGATGGGGTGAAAATTGCAGTGTGAACAAACTGTTAATGCTATCGACATCACCCTGAGGTGTTTCCATCCATGAAATGTTGTCTCCAACGGCAGGAGTTTCTTGGTACGTGTAAGTAGACGCAAGATTGCTGTAGTTGTTTGGAGCATTCAGCATGGTCACGACATTATCGTCGAGAACATAATCGTACTGTATGCCTTGTTTTTGCAGCACGCCGTTGACGTAGAACATCAATGAATTTTTAGGATTTGGAGAATGCTGAAGTGTGTAGACCATGTTTACACCATCAGTTTCGCCAACAGGTACTTCCATCCAAGAAAACTGAGATCTAGGCGCAGGCCCCGTCGAAATAGAAGAAATCGTGACTTGCCCACCGGAGCCAGTGGTGATTGTTATGTTGTCGCCTGCAACTAGATAAGAAGATCCATCTGAAAGTGTTGTAAGCGATCCTGAAAAATTTTGTGCGGATAGAGTTGACGTGTTTTTGTCGAAAGTCAGCGAAGACGAACCTCCAAAAACTCCGTCATCGTTAAACTGAACGTATGAAGTTACACCACCGGGTAATGAAGAACTGCCGATAGAAGTAGAATTGAATTCGACCAGATCGTCATCGGTAATTCCATCCCTATACCAAAACTTTCGAGACGTTCCGCTTACTATTAAGCGGACCTCCATGGACTGGAATCTGATGGCTGATGGGATGCCAGAATTAGCAGCTTGTCTTGCAGATGTAAGTGTGTCAATGGACCCCGTGAAGGGTCCTGACCATGCATCCACAGGCACCGGATTAACCGGTTGAATTCCAAAAGGAAGCTGCAAACCTATTGTGACTGACATCTACGTTTGCCTATGCCCTGGTAAAGCTGTGTCTATGATTGTCCGTATATGGTATTGCATTTGTCATCGTATAGACACTATACGATGATCCTATTCCGCCTCCATTATCAATCAATGATGTTGTTCTGATATAATTGTTTGTAATATTTGCATTAAGCGCGTCAAGGTCTAAGACTTGTGTCAAGCTAATGCTTTCCGGCATTGCAATCGTGAAGTTTCGGTATGTTGCTCCCGTGTTAAGCTCGACAGGATTGGCTACATCTGTGAAAATTTTGCCGCTTAGCGATCTTATGTCAGAAGAGCTGGCAGTTATATTTTCAGATGCTCCAAAGAAGATGACATCTAAAAATGACAATGTCGTCACAGAAGAATTTGTTGTTTGATACTCGTCCGTGACAGATATTCTGTAATAGATTCTATTGAAAGATTTCAAAGATGCATCTTCATGCACAGTAGAGGGAATGGAAACAGAAGAAGGATTTCCTACGACAGCAACGCTAGATAGACTGGGAACGTCATTCCAAGTAACGTTGTCAGTAGAAAATTGAACTGAATAACTAAGCAAGCTGACATTTTGACGTTGTCGTGTTATCGTTCCCGTCAAGCTAGACTTCACATTTCCTTTTTCTCTTTTAGTATTTGACTCACTAAGAATATTACCGTTCTCAACCTTAGTGACCGCTAGAGACATTGTGGGTGCAGCATATCCTTGCGGCACTATGTTAGAAGAAATTGTCTTAGATGCTCCCTGAGTATCGAGAACGTTATATTGATAGTTGATTGTTGTCGTATAAAATGGACCTACGCTAAAATCGTGATCAAATAAAAGTGGATTTGAAGTAGAAGTGCTTAAGGTAGTCCACGAGCCAGAACCTCCTGTTCGATATTGAAGTGAAGCACTCTGAACAGACGCACCAGCACTATTAATAGCATAGCTGCAACTCAACGATGTTCGAACAAAACCCTGTGTGTTAAATGCAGAAGTAAGAACATTAGATGATGTCAAAGTAGCTGTTGGGTCTATTGGCTCGGCTATTGCCATCATGATTATTTCTGCAGGCGTTTTTCCAATCGCAGGTATCGTTTCTCCTGAAGCATACCTTCCAAATGAGCGACCATTTGCAAGAGAAACAGACAGATCATTAGTAAAAACAAAATCAATAGCTGTCGCAGAAATAGTCAAATTCCCACCAGGCCCATCGTCAGTGATGGATATGCCCGTACCTGCTTCTAAAATTCTAGAAGACGAAACAGCCGTTGCTGATCCAGACACCAGTAAAAACGGTGTCTCTTCGATGTGGGAATCGATCTGATCGTGTGTATGCGAACCTATATTTTTTAGTTCGTTATGATCATCTACGACCCTATATGCGGTCATCGAAAATTACCTCATGGAGCAATATATAAATTGAAATGCCCATGTGTAAGTTACACGGTCATTTGTTTAGAAGATTTAACATGCACAAATGTGTGAATGCCTCTAGTGAGGCATTCATAAGCAATCACATTCCTGAAATTATGGCCTGAACAGCAGTTTTGACTCTATCTTGTAGCTCTCTAGGCAAAGCAGAAAGAAGTATATAGTTCTCAGCTTTTAAAGCTGCCTGAGGCATACCACCCACCATGTAGTTATTATTGTCCGTGACTACGGCACGAATGACGACTGGGGATGGACCGACATGTGTCGCATGAATGGGCTTAAATAGATCAGCTTTATTGTCACTCATCCTTTGAGGACTCCTTTGCTTTCGTTGAGGGTTTGACGTGCAACCTTAAATTGCTCGTTTAGCATCCTATATTGTTCCATGAGCGCAGTAACATCTTGACCTGTCTGCTTAGCTTGTTCGATAGCAAGCTTGACCTGATTTATCTGCTCCCAAATAATCTCTGATGTTGCTGACATTTCTATCTTCTTTCTAGTGGAGATGGAGGGATTCGAACCCTCGTCCACCACGCCTTGAATTATAACATCGTTCACAGGCTTGTTAGAAGTTTATCGACCTTCCACACGTCTATGTGACACACGTTTCTTTCTCGGGCCGATTCGTCACAATGACACCCGCAGCCCAGGAACCACCTTCCTGGGCGACCCACCTCATACAATGAGGATAACCATTGTTTGGGACGTTCTGTTTCTAGGTCGTCCCCACCCATTCCTCAGGCCGCGAGGGCGAGAGGAGCCGTACCATTATCGTTGGCAACTAACGTTCACTTGGATTTTTACCAGGATCCTCGTGCACCTGCACCTGCAGTCATAATCTTCGATGCGATGTCGAAACCTGTCATCCCCTTAATTAGTCCTTCTTTAGGATTACTACTTCCTCCACGAGTCTGTTGTTTACTTCTTCGAGCGCCTCGATCTTCTTAGACTCTTGATCGGTCCACACCTTGTAGCGAGCACTATTGATCTCTTCCTCCTGCTTTTCCAATGACGTCAGGACTACATCCCTAAACCTTGACATCAAGGCCTCGTCGATCGATAAATCAGTTCGATCCTTTGTGATAATGAGAACTTCATAAAGGTCAAGGAATTCTTGTGGCCTGAGTTCTAACTTCATTCCTCCTCTTCCTCCTGGGAGGCATCAAGTCCATAGACGACTCCGACTTTGAGAACCTTTGCCCATGTCTTTGGCAACTTCTTGACTCCAAAGACATGCTTTTCTTCTGAATCGAAAAGCTCAATTTGATCTGCAAGGACCTTGACTCGAAGGACGTTATCGAGAATCACAGTTCCTTCATCCACCAAAACATCGACTGACTCATCGGCGCCGACGTCCTCGAACTCAAACGTCACCTTTTCGCCCGTAGGAGAAGTCACGCTTAGCGCAGGAAGATCGGCAAGAGAAGCAGGTGTGACGTGCTCCTCGACTTCAGGTAACTCGAAGTCTAATTCAGTAGCTTCTACCTCTACTTCTTCGTCTGTATCATCATCATCATCATCATCATCATCATCGTCGTCGTCGTCGTCTGAGTCGCTCGAAACGATGAAGTTTTCGAGGTCAGCCAGGAGGTCTTCAACTCTTGGATCGGAGTCGTTCTCGCAAGCATGGCGAAACAACACTGCGTGGACAAATAGGGCATCTGTTTTGTTGAGTCTCATCTTTTTCTCCCGTTAAATAGGAAACGGGAGGAACTTGTCCTCCCGTCACCGGTGACATCAATACGACCGGTTTGTCTCTCGATAGTGCTTCTGCAATGTTCGATAAAGAGTTCGTGCAGTGCGACCATCGAAGCTGTAACTCTGACCCTCGGGCGTGTCGATGAAAAGCCTCGTCGAATCATTCTTCGGATTCGTACTCACAGCGACGGAAACTGTATCCTGATCTCGACGGAAAGTCTCAGTCCTCGTGTTGCCACGACGATCCTCTCGGGTACGAATGGAAGCGCTTCTGTTTTGGGGGACGTCCTGATTCTTCTTTCTAGCCATGTTTTGTTTCTCCTCGAGACCTATTCAACGTCTCGTTGTTTTGATAATAGCGAGAAGAGAAAGAGAAGTACAAGACTCGATTAAAACAAATTTCTATGATGAATTGCTATGAATTCTCAGAGACTCTTCAAAGATTTAAGAGAAAAACGTCACCAGGTGACATGGACTCATTTGTGACAATTATTCCTTGACTGCTTCGCGGAGAAGAGGATATCCATACACCTTTCTGCGCGAGGCAAGAACCTCTTATCGAAAGTCGTCACTGAGGAGACATTGCCAGTCACGTAATCGTATCGTGCAACAGGGTCTTTGACTTTGTTGGCCCTGGTAACGACGCGACACTTCGGCTGGGTCGCTGCAGATAATCAGATCAGTATACTTACGGGACAAGACCAGCGAGTTTCTGCCAGCGCTCGAGAATCGGATCGCCTGCGTGACGACTAGACTCGGATTTCGTGGGCTTGCCGCCTCCCATGGAAGCTGCAACGTCGGGAGAATAGGGTGGATTGATGTCCATCGTTCCGCTGCTGATGTCCTTCGCGACCTGGGAGAGTTGGTCAGGCTCGATCGCTGGCATGTCGACCTTGGGTGGCATCCAGCCCTCGATCGCTCGTGCACCT